TTAGGGAAGAGCAATGGCGAGATAGTGTTATTGCGATATACAGCAACCTGTTCAAATGGGCGAACGCTAATATCGATCAAATTAAAAGTAGAATAGTCCTGACCTCTTCCCTTGCTTACATCAACAGTCATTATATAATCATGACCTTTTATGGGTTCTTCATATAATAAAAAATTCCCACCTTCTGATATTTTTTTCGGATTTGTTGCTCTCAATCCTAATAAAGTTTCGGCATTGATAAGTGTATCACCTGTCCCAAAGAATGTATTACCAAACTCTTGATCAAACTGCAACTGTGACGTGTTTGAAATAGTTTGTTTTTTCCATCCATCATCACGTCCAGGAACGTCCCACCAGTCAACACGAAACGATTTGAATTCGTTTACGTTTTGTACAGCACCTTCCCATATTTTATGGAATTGATTACCGATACCATTAGCAGTTGAGGTGATAATAACTTTAGTGTCTTTACCTGATGATACAACGGGATATGTAGAAGTGTAAAACTCTGCAGCACGTTCTACGAAAGCAAACTCATCCAAGTATAGAAGATTAACTGACATACCACGAATAGAGCTACCACTTGTTGCAGCCGCAAGGATCCGTGAGTTATTACTAAATTCCAAAGAACCTTTATTGAGTGCTTTGGATCCTGGTTGAAGAAAGAACGGGATATTTTCCAACATGAGCGTAATACGCGATAACATTTCTCTCGCAGTGGCACCTTTGTTAGCGAGGATTGCGACCGTTTTTTCAGAGTGGAATAGTGTGTACCAGAGGAGGTACGCGCAGGCGGATATTGACTTGCCAGATTGACGACATGCGAGAACAACATTAAAACGATTCTCCTCAAATTGGGTGAACATATTTTTTTGATAATCATATAATTTAAAAGGAACAAGACCCGAATCAAGTGCAATTACTTTTACATATTCCTCACAAAAATATGCTGGGTCTTTCATGCATCTCTTATATTCCTTGAGTAAATCAGGTGTCCATTGTTGAAGAACACCGTCACGTTTTACATTAGGATTCCCGAGATACGATTCTTTCTGGTTCAACATCTATAGCATCATCTTCTTGTAAAAGTTTTTGAATGTCAGCAGTAGATCCAAGGAAATAATTATTCTGCTGATTTTCGACTTGTTTCACGTCTTCGCTTTTGTTTATATCTTTTTGTTTTTTATTCAGATCCATCAATTTATCATTGACGTCTGATATATTTTTTATCATACCTGATAGCACTTCATAAGCACGAGGATGTTCACTTTCACGCGCAACCTCTACCATCATCTCAAGAGACTCTTTACCTTTTTCAATTAATTCGTAGTAAGTGTCCCGAGAATAATCGTAATCATTTTTTACATTACTATCTTCACTCATAATAAATTAGAAACCTCCACCACCTGATGATGGCGCTACTCCAAATGACACAATTTTGAAGTCTCCATTAGCACTATCTTTAACAGCAAGGCAAGCAGAACCGTTATCCCCATCATTTAAGAATATTACTGTTCCCGCACCGAACTGATTATATGTCGCACTATCTGCAGCATTGAATGCTTGTAAAACTGGTGATGCTGGTGCTGTTTGAACAATATTAGTTACATATGCTGAATCAATCAGATTGATTGTTGCAGCAGAATCTAAACCCACATCTGTTTGTCTTGCTTGTACATATGCTGAATCTATTAACGCTTCGACTTGAGGAGCACCCAAAAGCACTCTATTTGACAACTCATCAAAGTTGTTATCCATTTCTGCATGCGTTAATGTAGAACCTTTAGATGACCTTAGTATGATAGTCATTTCTTATCTCCTGTTATGATAGACCACTATCATATGTTAAATCTATATCTGTGGTGAAACCAAAGTCACTATCATCCAACCCTATCGTAGCAGTTGGGTTTGGAGTAACCGTAATTGTTTCAATCTTTACGTCAGAATCTTGACCAGCACCTTGATCCATTAAGAATACATCTGCTATAGAAGAACGAATAATACCACCAGAAGAAATATTACCATAAAACGAAACTTTCATTTGAAAATCTAAAGTGTATATAATAGTTCTTCGAGTAGATAGGTCTCCATCAAAATCGTCAGAGAAAGAAACACCTTGTATAATAATTGGAATATCTTCAGTAAAATTTGGATATTCAGTAGAAAATGGTTTGATCGTTAGTGTGTACTGCGGATTAAAAGTTGGTAAAATCTGTTCTACAAGTTGCAAAGCATCATCTTGATTCTTCGCCATAATGTTCAACTGAAATCCAATTTCGTAAGGAACAGGTGAATAAAACTTTTGTCTATCGTTGCTAGTTAATCCGAGTGCTTTAAAATTACTTACTTTCGTCAATTGACGAGTGTTGTCATATGCTATGCTAGTAATCTCAAACGACATTCTAGGAAGTTTAAGAGCAACCTGAGAATTTTCTAATAAGTCTGGATTTGTACGGATTCTATCAAGATACTTCTGTCTTGGCGCATATGCCAAAGGAACTTTTTGCTGATTTAAAACCGTTCCATTAGAATCTAATCTAACGACATAAAGGTTATTAAACAATCTACCAAATATAGAAACTGTTTTCCGGATCTTTTCATGATAATAGTATGTACCAAACATTATTGATTCTCCGGATCACCAAAAGGATTGTTTTCAGTAAAGTCGATAAAATCATCTACATATTGTTTTGTGAATTCATCGTTTTGCTCTGTAGCAGATATATTATTTATTTCACTGACCGCATTCGCTGATAATCCTGTAACTGCTCCGAGCGTGTTATTTATAATATCGGCATCAACGACAAATGTATGGAACTTACCATCGTCAGCACCAACATTTGATAGGAATAAGTGAACGCTTGAATCACCGGAAGAATCTAGTTGTATTCTTTGTATTTCACCACTCATCTTCACGCCACCAGCGATAGTCTGACCAACGCTGTCACCAATACTGTAAGCACTATCAATAGCAGATCCACCGATAAACTGAATCGTGATTGCAGAGTCAGTTGTATAAGTCCCACTATCTGTAAGGGTGATACTTGTTACCGCACCGCCACTGACTGTCGCGGTTGCATTAGCAGAGTCAGAAGTTGTGCCACCAATAAATGCAATCGTAGGAGGAGTTGTATAATAAGTTCCACCCTGAGTTAGACTTATAGAAGCGACCCCATTGCTATCTTGTATCAGTGAAGCAGTTGCTTTCTTTGGCGCAGCAAGTGATACTTTATAAAGATATGAGAAGTTCTTTTCGATATCTTGAATATCATCAATTTGATTATCGAAGTCTTCGCCAGTGTATTCAAATAAAGTACAACGCATTTTATAGACTGGTAAATTTTCAATCTGATAAAACGGTTGTTCATGTTCTACATGCCTGATCTCAAACATTTTATTTGTTAAAGGCATCCAAATTAAATCACCTTCGGCAGGACGATCTATAGTAATACCGCTAGTTGTCATTCTACGGACTTGGGTTTCAAATCTAGACTTAGAAACAACCAGAGTAACTTCGTCACGTATCTCTACACCAAAACGAGTAAAGAGATCACCCTCTCCATCAAAACCTTCGGCATTATCAATATACATTTCAATTTTATGAGAAGAAGAAAATTTAGAAGTAGGATCATCACCAAGTAACGTATCTTCATTAACGATATGTCTTGGTAGATAGTACAGGTCTTGCCCATATATCTTCAGTGCCTCTATGACTAGATCTTCATAGAGATTCATTTCAGATCTTACTTTTTCTGAAAAGTAAAAATTTCTCGCCATAAAATTATCCTAAGAAGAAATCAGGCGGCATTTCAAACTCTAACCTGATTCTTTCTCTTAGTTGTTGAATTTCAGTTGTAGCATCGTCATAAATTTGACGACCATTAAATGTTACTCCACCAGGAAGTTGGACACCTTCAAATTTGATTAAGTTAGCACCCCACTGTTGTTTGATCAGTGCGGTTGTGTATTCCTTTAACCATAAGTCGTTATAAATTGAAGTATGTTCATCTGGATCTATAATCGTATAAATCTCTGCGATGATATATTCACCTGCTTTAACATCACCATCTTTAAAATCACCGAATACATGTAGTCTGTCCTGATGCCGCGAAAACTGAACTTGTGGCGTTCCGTTTAATTTTACGTCTAATAAAGATAAGTATTGTTGCATCTGCTCATAATATGCTAAATCCCCTGCGAAGTTTTGCAGGTCAGCAATATCATTAAGCATCATTTGATATTTTATATCGAAAAAATTAAAAGAAGAATTAAAAGAAGATGATATAGGAAACATCTTAGTTACTGTGAGAACATTACTAGAAAGGGGGATATATTCGTTTGCAACATCTGTAGAAGTAACGAGGTGTTTCAAATATGTGCGGACGGTAGCATCTACATGATACTCTTGATAATATTGTAATGCTTCATCAACGCGATCTTCTATCTGATCATCGTCTACATTTATTTCGATAACAGGATCACCTAATCTTCGCTTACAGTAATCTATTAAATCTTGTCTAGATGATGGAACTGCCATAAAATAGTCTCCAAGTTAAAAAGTCTTTTGACTATTTATATGTTTCTATACTTCAAACTCTGATGTATGATACCAACCAGAACCATCAGATATGTATAAACGATTATTTGAACTTACATATGCTTGCTGACCGACTTGAAGAGAAGTAATCGGCAAAGAATCAAGAGTAGAAAGAAATGATAATGATTGTCCAACAACTCCGTCAACATATGCTGAATCAACACCAACATTTGATGCCTCATTAAGAAGTCTTTTATTTTCAGTATTAGAGATCTCAGTATTACTGAGCATATCTGCTATGTCACGCGATCTTCCCATTGCCTTATCCTAAACTATCTACCATTACACGACCATACCAAACTGAACCGTTTGAAATATAGTATTTATTTGAGTCAGCAACAAATGCTTCATCTCCCGCTGTTAGTGATGATGTTGGTAATGAATCAACTGTTTCAAAAAAAG